GTAAAATTTCATACTCTGGGGCATCCCAGCCCGCAGCTCTGAGGGCAAGTATAATCTCTTCTATGGATTCCATCAGCGTTTCCTCATTAATTCATTAGCTTTTTCAATAAAACCAATAGCTATTTCAAATTGATCCTTTAAATTTTGGATTTCTCTAGCTTGTTTACGAAGCATATCTGCGGCTTGGGCAGCAATATTTCCAACCCCTCCGCCAATAGTTGAATTATCCAATTCTTGCGCCAACTCCTCTGCGTTCATATTTTTTCCTTTATTGTATTAATAAAACTTTCTGCAATTTTGTATAAATAATTTAAATTTTTCTTTGGCAAAAAATCCTTTACGTTTGTGCAAGAACGTCCAGCCACAGAAATGTTTTCGTTTATAATTTTTTGTTTTAATTCAATAGGTTCTTTATTAGTTGTTTCAAATTTAACCATGAACAATGGCTGTTCTCTTTTAAAAGAAATAACGGTTGGCACATCAAAAACTTCAAATGCGCAATTAATTGGTCTAATCCATTTTGAAATATCAAATTCACCGGGAATAATTGCAAAATCATTTTTTTGAAAAAGCATTGGCGAGACAGAAATTTTTACAGGCAATTTGCTTTTTGTTACAAAAAAATACCTTGGCATAGTTTGAAAAACAAATTTATTTTTTTCTTTTTGTTCCCAAGTAATATTTTTTTCAAAGAAATCTTGAGTAAATTTATTTGTTTTTACAAAACCAGTTTCATCAATAGAAATATCAATGTCATATGGAGCTTTGATAATGTAAGTATTTTTTAAATAATCTACGAAAGCAGGACACTTTAAATATTTTTGATTTTTATTTTTTTCAAGAAAATATTTATATGCCGGCTCTGGCGGAAGATAAGTAATGTCTTCAACATTTGAAGATGCTAAAGAATTATTTGTGGGAACCCAATAAACTGTAATCATATTAGCAATAGTTTGCAGTTAAAAATTCTCTAAATTCAAAAGTATGCATTTTGGGCAAAGGATTATATTCTTTACCTTTAATCTTGGCTACCCAATGTTGCAAAAATAAACTATTAAAATCAAACTTTTGCGTAATTATCCAGCCAGTAAATCTTTGCAAATTATCGCGGTTTACTTCCGACCAATTATCCACTTGGATAACAGGTAAATTGTCATAAAGACTGTGCATAAAAGGATTGCGCTTAACAACAGGCATAGAACCCAATACCAAAGATTCGTAAGTACGATGGCACTCATATCCAACTCCCCTTGGGCTAACAGTTAGGGCAAACTCGGACTGTCTTTGTAACATAAATTTACGGGAACGTGGCAGGTTTTCAAAAAAACATAGCTCTTTATCAATCTTGTCGTAGCATTCCTGACGATCACCATACATTCCATTAGATAGCCAATTGCAGTAATACGCATTAAGCTTTTGGGTTTCTAATGGGGCATCGTATAAGTTATCCAATAACAGTCTTTCCTGAGCTACCGGAGATACTTTACGCAATCCCCATGTGCCTTCCTTTTCCCATACTGTATGAAAGTCTAGGCCAATAGGTAATGCTTGAAGCTTAGGATGCTCCATAGCGCGATTCTGGACATACCAATTCATAAGGTGAGGGTGATTCAATATCATATCAGTCTCGCGCTTATACATCGTTACATCGTGGTCGCTATCGCCTGTTACCAAAGTAAAGTAAACAAAGATGCGCGGTAGAAACTTGTCTACAAAGTTAGGTAGCGCTTCATAGCATACATAGATAGTATCCCCAGCCTTTAAATCATCCAATAGATCTGCATCAATATGGCTAGAACTAGACTGCGGGTTTTTATTATGATGATCGCAAGACTTTAGAATCCCACGGCTTGATACAAACTTACACAGCTTTTCCATTATTTCTCTTGTGCCTTTCTTAGTATTGCTCTAGCAAACCCAACATCAAGCGTTGTCCAATCTCTTTTCCAAAAATCTTCGGTAATCTGCCATATTTCCTCATCTGTTAGTGTCTTTGTTGGCGGTTTAAATCCAGCCAAATCAAAAGAACACTCCAATGTTTGATTGGGTTTATATTCTTTTGCTGGATGGGTGTAAAGTGGAATATCCTGTGGATACATTTTATGTTTGCTTACAGCAGTAGAAGTTAACTCAGGGTCTTCAAGTTCTTTAGGGTCTATCCAAGCTACTGGTTCATTTGCGTTCACTTGCAGGCTTCCTTCTCACTCTTTTAGCAACTGCAGCAATCCCATCCTCTGGGTCTTTTTCTAATTCTTCAATCAAAGCATCTCCGCAACGCACGGCTATATCGGCCATATGTTCCATAGAAAACTCATTGGGCGCGCCCTGTAACAATCCGGTCATAGCAAAACAACTTGCTAAAAACCTCATGTGTTTCTTGTCGTCTTCCACTCTTTATACTCCGTATAAATATCTTTTAAGGCTGTTTGGGCTGCCAAGTTATTTTTAATTTCTGATCGAGATCCAACCACCAAATAATGCTGCATCCATTCGATACATTCTTTTTCGCTTTTGTCGAATAAAGAACCGTCGGAGTGCAAGAACTCCCAAAACTCCTTGTCCCTGCACAACATCCCTGCAAGTTTGACCATTTGTGCGCCTGCATATTCCTCCCGATTTAATGGTTTCTCTTCATCGTCTAAACGAACCATAACCACCATATACCGCGCCCCAACAAAGTCTCTGATAATCTCATCAGGAACCTCGTCAGGGTGAATAGCCAAGTTCAATACATATCCATCTTTGGTTTGCTTCATGGATATTTTTTTAGCTTCAAATTGCGGATGATCCATTAGTCGTCCCAAGGATCTTTGCCATCATTTGCTACTGGTTTTGCTTGCTGATCCATTGTATTTACAGCAAGAGATAAGTAACTGTTTCCAGCTTTACTAACTTTTTTCCAACCATTAATTTTAATTTCCACTAAATCTGCGCTTGAACTTTCAATCATATGACGCAAATACTCAGGATCAAACTTTACAGAACCCCACAAGTCTGGCGACTTTTCTGTGCGCTTTTCTTGGGTTTTCATTAGCTTTCCTGTGTTTGGGTAATCTTGATATTCCATTTACTTTCCTTTCGTTAGTGCTGCTTTTGTTTTACTAAACTCTGTCATCATTTCTGAATAAAACTTCTCGTCCATAGCTTTAGCTTTATCAAAGACTACGCGGTTATTCTTAAATATATTCGCTACATCATCTGCATGGGTGGCCAGCGATAACAATGCATCTACGCCCGCTTTAAGAGACTCTAGCCAGCCTTTTGCATCGTCAGTATCCATCACTGTAATCTGCCACTCACCAGGCTTTCCCGCAGTCTTGGTTGCCTTTGCTTTCTCCACCGCTTTTGCTGGTGCTGGGATATTAGACACTTTAGGTGTTTGTGTAATATCTTCTCCCAAATCAGGGGGAACATCTTCACCATTGTAGATATATAAACCCAACCCATGCAAAGCAATAGCTTTAGCCAAACAACGTTGCATAGCGGTATTAATGGCAAATGCGTCAGGCTCAGAAATAGCTTTATTGCGATAATCCATCACCGGAAGTTGTGCAGTGCGCGCAATATCATTAGCTACTACAGTACAAAATACCATTACTGTTCCATTGCCCCAACGCTGATATTCTGGATAAAACCAATGTGCTTTTGGATCAGCTAACAATAATTGATCTACAGCCCATGCCCAAGAAAGGTATGTTAGTCCATTCTTTTTTTCTGTATATTTTGAGACATCTATTTGTCTCATTTCTTTATATTCCATCATTTCCTCTTTTATGATGCATTTTTTAAATAAAAATCTGTTAGACCACTGGCAATTTTATACAACACTTCGCATGGATTAGATTCACTAAAATCATCTCCTGCTGGTGTTAATTCATATAAATTTGGATTACCAGCGAGCGAAACCATAAAATCATAAATCATTTCTTGTCTTGTCTTCACTTATCATGCTCCTCTTTTAATTTCCTAATTGTTTCTACTTCAATAAGTTTTTGAGCGTAATGAATAACTTTCTCAAGGTCTTGTATACCGCCTTTTCTACGCCAGCGAGTGGTATATTTAATAATGTTTCCCTCCAAGTACCCCAAACCATTAGCCACGATATAGTCCCAAGGCTGAATAGAATTATCAGCATAGTGAGAACCGGCAACTTGATATTCATTTGCTTTTATCTTGTGATCCATGTCCACAATCCTGTTCCAAAGA